GAGGATGGCATCATCGCTGGTCATGGCCGGGTCATGGCTGCGCGGAAGCTGGGTCTGACTGAGGTTCCCTGCATTCGGCTGGGGCATTTGACCGAAACCCAGAAGAAGGCGTATATCATTGCCGATAACCGTCTCGCGGAGGTTGGAGGGGGCTGGGATGAAGAAATGCTGGGCCTTGAATTGGCCGATCTGCGTGAGGCTGATTTCGACCTCGATCTGATCGGGTTTGATGCCGGGGAGATTGAGGCTGCGTTGAATCCGGCTGAACCTATCCAGTCTGATAGTGATGATGGCGACAGGATCCAAGATGTTAAAGAACCGATCGAGTGTCCACATTGTCACATGCACTTCGTCCCATGAACCCCCACGAACCAACAGACGAAAATAGACGCCTGATCTCTACCCTGTGCGGTATCGGTGTTCCTCAGAAAATGATCGCCGCTCAAATCGGCATCGATGAAAAGACGCTGAAGAAGTATTATGATGATGACATGAGCAAAGGCAGGGCAAAGGCAACCAGTCAAATCGCCAAACGCTTGTATGACATTGCCATGAGCGATTCTAAGGAAGCGCTGACTGCTTGCATCTTCTGGCTTAAATGCCGGGCCAACTGGTCAACGCTTGATGGCCCAGAGGTACAGGTGAATGTTCAGAATAACTCTATCATCCAAAGCGATGATGGTGAGATAAAGGAATTCAAGAAACGCTGGAACGCAATCGATGTCTGACATTAAACCCGATCTTGAGCTTGGCCCATTCGCATTCGGTGTCCTTGGGCTGCGTCCGTATGACTGGCAGATTAGGGCATTCAAGGGCATCAATGATCACCCCCGGACATCCCTAGTTGCTGCAAACGGATCTGGCAAGACCGCTGCTGTGATCGCCCCGGCAATTCTATGGTGGTTGGCTATGTTCCCCAAAGGCCGGATCCCGGTCACATCTGGATCATGGCGGCAGGTGCTGCTTCAGCTTTGGCCTGCCATGGAGAAGTATCGGGGGCATCCATTGTTCCAAGGGTGGACATGGAATCAGGCTGAGATCAGAACCCCGGAGGGCGGATGGGCGTCGGGATTCTCTACTGACAACCCGGGCCGGGCTGAGGGATATCACCGGACAGATGATAGCCCTGTCCTGTATGTGCTAGATGAGGCTAAGACGATCCCGGACGGCATCAAGGCTGCGGTTGACCGATGCACGACAAACCGGATCCTTGCCGCTTCATCGCCGGGCGCTCCGATGGGGTGGTTCTTCCGTTCGCAGCATGAGGAATCCTCGCATTGGTGCAGGGTTAAGGCTAGATCAGATGAATGCCCCCACATCGACCCGGCAAAGCGTGATAGAGATCTTGAGGTTTATGGGGAGAAGCATCCGATCTTCAGGTCAATGCACCTTGCTGAGTTTGCCGAGGATGTTGATCGCCTGATTCTGACTAGCGATGCGCTGATCAGCGCCGTTGATAACCCACCTGAGCCGCATGGTGATACTGTGGTTGCATTCTGTGACTTTGCTGCCGGGCGGGATGAGAATGTCCTTGCCGTTCGCCGGGGCAACTCCGCCCGGATCGTTAAGGCATGGGCTGAGAAGGATACCATGCAGGGTGTGCGGCAATTCATTCGGGCATTTGAGGATGAACAATTGAAGGCATCACAGATTTGGGGTGATGCTGACGGATTGGGGACTGTGATGATTGACGCATTGGCCGAGCATGGTTGGAGGATCAATCGGTTCCATGGTGGGGCAAGATCGCGTGAGCCGAATGAATATATGAACCTGATTGGCGAGGTATGGCATGTAGGATGCCGGGAAATCGCCCGGGGCCGGATTAGGTTAGATGGATTGGATCAGGTGGCATTTAAGCAGTTGACCAGTCGCAAGACCGAATGGAGTGAGAATGGAAAGCTACGGATTGAATCGAAGGAAACCATGCGAGCATCCGGACTGAAGTCCCCCGACCGAGCGGACGCATTGCTTGGCTGCATTGTCTGCGGCCCCGCAATGCAGGGAATGATGACCGGGGAGGATCCATTTAGATCGCGCCGATCTGACTTCTCTTCACCTCGCCGATCAGGGTTCAATACTATGTGAACTATGGCTTGCAATTTGAGTTTTAATATGTTAATCGGAAACCTCACATGACTATCGACGAGCGCAAAGGTGTTGTTTGGCCAATCCCCGCACAATACCGAACCAATGATTACGATCTGGCAAATGTCACTCCGGATCAGGTTCGCACCATCTTGCGCGGCGTTCGCACTGGCAAGCTAGAGGATCAGGATCGTTTGTTCCGTTTGATGCTAGATACTTGGCCAAGGCTGCGGAAGGCGCTGAATGAGGTTGCCGGGTCTGTGGCTAGGCTTGAACTTGAGATCAAGCCAGCGATTCGAGAGGATGCCGAGGAACCGACCCCAGCAGCAGTTAAGATTTACGAGACAGTTGAGCGCGCGCTTGAGTCATATTCTCCCCGCCCGGGATATTGGGAGTTGGATGTAACTGGAATGGTCAAGGCTCTGATTGACGCTTACGCTAAGGGGATTTCTGTACTGGAGATCGTCTGGCAATCCGAGAATGGCATCATTAGCCCAAGGTGCTATGCCCCGGTTCCTGCTAAGTATCTCGCCTATCCGTCCGCATCGAATGATGTTGATCGGCTCATGATTGCTCCAAGCGGCGTCAATTACGCATCGCTGGTTGATTTCCCGCCTGATCGGTTCCTGATCGGTATCTGGTCGCAAGGTGGAACACATCCGATCCATGCGGCGAACTTGCGGACGCTGACGAAGTATTGGTTGGCGTCCGTCTATGGCCTTGGGTGGTTGATGCAATTCTCGCAGTTGTTCGGCATTCCGATGCGGACGGCAAAGACCGATGGAACCGAGGATGCGTTGAACAAAGCTGAGGACATGCTGGAGTCAATCGGATCATCCGGTTGGGCAGCTACCGGGCCGGGGGTTGATTTCGAGATTCATTCTGCCGTGACCGGAGGTGACAACCTGCCGCAGTCACACATGATGGATGTGGCGGACAGGGCTTGTGATATTTTGTTGCTAGGTCAAACGCTCACAACCGATAACACCGGGACAGGATCCAGAGCATTGGGTGATGTCCACTCCGGTATCCGGTCTGAGGTTCTGCAATCTGTGTCCTCATGGGTGGCATCGATTATCACAACTCAATTGATCCCGGCAATCGTGCGGATGAATTTCGGCAAGGTGGCTTCCGAGGATATGCCGTATTGTGAACTGGAGATTCCAGTTCCAAAGGATGAGAAGGCAATTGCCGAGCGGGTTAAGATTTACAACGAGATCGGGGTTAAGATGCCTCGTGCTTGGGTTTATGAGGAACTAGGTATCCCGATGCCGATCGAGGGTGAAGAGGTTTTTGGTGATGATGATCTGCCTGAGCTACCGGAGCTGGGGCCGGGCGCTGAGGATGTCCCACAGCTGGAACCGGAAGACGCTCCCGATCTGCCTAATATCGATGAGGTTGAGTCAGCCGCATCGGTTGACTTGCGTCCGACTGAAGAGATGGCACGTAACGCAATAAATGCCCTAGAAATTCGTCGAGCAAAGCCGCAATCTGAGCGTGGCATGACATCTGTCGGCCTCGCCCGAGCGCGTGATATCTCCAACCGGGCAGAATTGTCCGAGGATACTGTCCGCCGGATGGTTTCCTACTTCCAGCGTCATGAGGTTGATAAGAAAGGCTCGACTTGGGATGAGCAGGGCAAAGGATGGCAAGCTTGGAATGGATGGGGTGGTGATGCCGGATTTGCATGGGCAAAGCGGATTGTTGATAAGCTAGATTCCGGCAATGACCGATGAGCAATTGAGAGATGTGGCGGGTGAATGGCTCGCCCCGGTTGATCAGGTTTTAGCCGATCTGATGGATAAGTCGCAGCGCATGACTATCGGCGCATTTGTCCGGGAGGTTGAACAGGTGATCGAGCGTATCCCGCAGATGTATGGGATGCTGAATGCTCAGGCGCTAACATCGGCGCTTGAGGATGAGATTGGTAAGGCGATGCTGAAAGGAATCGAGGATGGCATTGAAGACAGGTAATTCATTCATCACGATTGAGGCGACTGGTCTTGATGAGGCCAAGTTGGCGGCATTGAAGTTGGCTACCCCCGCTGTTCGCCGGGCCGCTGTATTGCAGGGTGGTGAGGATGCTATCGAAGAGATTCGCAAGTATTACGCCATGGCTGGGCGGACAAAGTGGGTTAATCCGTCCCTGCCGACTCATGGCCCGGGGCGTGAGATGACAAGGTGGTGGGAGGGAACTGCTCGAGGTTGGAGTTTATCGCAGCCGAATAATAACAAGGTCACATTTAGTAATTCGACAACTGGTTTCGCCCATAAGGTTACGGGTGGCGTGATTCGGGCAAAGCGCAAGCGATCGCTGACGATACCAATCGTTCCTGAAGCTCACGGAAAAACCGCGAAGGAATACTCAAACCGGGTTAGTCCTTTGTTCCGGGTCAAAGGTGTGTTGGCCGAAGCGGATCCGAATGCACCCAACGGAATCCGCGCAATCTATGCTCTCAAGAAATCAGTAACCCATTCGCCATGGAAGAATGCTCTGCCACCTGAGCAATCATATACCGATGCATTTTTGAATGGCGCGCTTGATTACCTTATATCTCAATTCGATAGTTGACATTTATGGCTTTATATGATTATCTCCCCTCGATGTTTCGCAGT